TTAATTTCTTCTTTTCCTTTTGCTCCAGTCCAATGCATCATTCTAATTGTTGGAGGAGCGGTGTTATCTATTAAATCTAATCTTAGTGTATTATAGTTTCTAGGTAAATCAGTAATATGAATAAATCTTTTCATATCACCTCGTACTAATTCATGTAAGACATCTTGATCTCCATACATTGGATTAGGCCTTTGATCTACTGTTTGTACAGCACTAGCCCATTCTCTTAAAATCTTTGGCGTGCCTTGAAATCCTACAACTCCAGAATTATGCCATTTTTCTCCACGTCTAGTGCTCCAAGGACGATCCTCTGCCATCAATAATTTATTTGGTTCTATAAAATCAAATATACGTTCTATGTTAGATCTAATTTCTATGTCATTATCAATCCAGCAAACACTATCAAATGTCATAGAAGCTTCTAACATAGCTGCTGGCTTTTTGAACCATCTCTGATTCTCGTTGAAATATTTATCAAAGTCATAAACAACCAATTCAGCATTTGGATTATGTTTATAAAAATTTGACTTAAACCAGTTATCAAGCCATCGAGTATTGCTATCACTACCCGTAATAAAAACTTTAGATGATTTTGTACTCATTATTAAATCCATGCTTAGCCCAGCATCCATCAACTTTTTGGATAGTGGTAAATGTTTCTCTCACTTCAACTGGCCAAGGATAATATTCTTGTAAGAATGGAAATCTTCTAATATCAAGATAAGTATCAGTTGGACCTGCTGCTATCTTTGCTTTCTCTACAATTTCTGCTGCTCGCTTTGGAGTAAGTCTATATGCGTGTGCTCCAGGAAAATATTGTTTAGATACTAAACTATTAGTACCAATAATTGCTGGAATATTAAATTTACCATAAGATGGTCTTCCTAGACTAATACAACCATTATATTGTAAGTTGTTAGGAAGATAATCTACTAAGACTGCATCATGTTCAAAGATGTGAAACTCTTCTCCACTTTCAGCACACATATTCCATAAAGTAAAGTGTGATAAAAAACCAGCTATACAATTTTCCATCCGAGAATAGATCTCTTGAAAGTTTTTATCTGGTAGCTCTAATTCTTTCAATCTTTCAAAGACATCTGTATTTCTAGGTGTAATAGCATCAAAATGCTCAATATCAACTGAAAACATTTTTCCAGATGATACGCATCGTTTTGCAGACGTTACTGATTGGGGAATATCTTGAATAGTAATTACATAATTTTTCATAATGTCGTACTACTTTTCATGTTCTGGCGTGTTGTATAAAATTTTCGAGTGACACCTAGTTTTGGCACCAATTGTCGGCACATAATAGCATCATTAGGCCAAAGACCAAATTCATTAACTAAACCTAGTAATTGTTTTGCTGCATTTGGTTTTATTATATATGCTGAATTTCCAGCAATACCTTGTGGAATTGTTTGTTTGTCTATCCAAGGAGATGGCATATATGATTTAGAACTATCTATGACGTATTGATAAAATTCTCTAGCTTTTCTAGTGCAGCCTAATGGATTATTGATTCCAAGTATATCAAATTGAGTATCATTAATATCAAAATCAATAGGTATTTGAAAATATGCATCATGTTCTAGAATAAGAAATGGTTCTTCATTATAGACACAATCTTGCCACAAATAGTAATGGCTGAGTGCACATGCAATGCGAGCTTTTGGATTACGAGTTACATATGCAGTTTTAGTAAGTCCGGACGCGAAATCAGTTGTTTGTCCCTCCCATGGCCAATTCCATTTGATGTTCAATGATTTTAAAATCGTACTAACATCTTCTGGTACTATAGCATCAAAGTGGTTTATTTCAAATTTATTACCAACATTGAATGATGATTGGATTAATTTTTCTAATCCAACCATTGAATTTTTATTATCACTAAGGGCTATGCAATAAGCTTTCATCGTCTTTCAATATCGTCCTCTACACATTTAGTTCCATACTGTACTTCAAGTACATGACAAGGTTTATCAAAAGGATTGTACGCTTTGTGCCAATCCTCTCTATGAATAACATAAGTTTGATGTTGCTTCAGCGCTATTGTCTCATCCCTGCCTAAGTTTGTAGAAATAACATCGCCATGTTCAATCTCCATTTTCATGGCGCCTTCTAATATGTACCAATGTTCTGACCTATGATAATGTTTTTGATCTGATAAAGAACACCCTGGCATTATTACTAGTTCTTTTACTTTTACTGTTTTCTTATCATCTAGGACTCGCCAGTAACCCCAGTCTCTTTCTGTCCGGTTTGTCTTCCATTTATCTAAAATCCAACTACTAGAGTTCTTTTTATTTTCACCGCCAATACCAAATACAAATTCAATATTGTCATCATCAATGTCCATTTCAGGAATATTTTCTTGAGTTCTGTCGCCACCATTTGCAAATATGATTTTATTCTTTGGAAACATTTTACGAACTTTTAAGATGGCATCTTTGGCAGAATTATCTTGGTCGTTAAATGGTAGAACTTGGAGAATATTTTTAAATTGATCTAAAACCGCATATCGTTCGTTGAAAGGCATAAATGGATGACCTTTCTTTCTAGTTAACCATTCATCAGAATTTAAACCAATAACTACTCTTCCCATACTTCTTGCTACTTTAATCATTTCAATATGGCCGGAATGAATAGGATCAAATCCACCAGTTACAATTACAATGTCTTCACTCATATTAATACTCTCTGTGACTTTTATGTTCTCTAATTGGAGAACCCATAAATTTGTTGATTAAACCCTTTAGTCGAGCTCTTTCATCATTAAGAATATATACTGCCCTTGCATATTCAATAAACTCTAGCTTGAAGTCTTGCTGTTGTTCCATCTCTCTTTTCCGATCTTCAATATCCCACAGCTGAAGATTAATTGCATATAAAGCTTTATATAATCCTTGAACATAGATTGGAACATGTTCAGGTTTCTCTTTATTTAGTAAGTCTAGCTCATCTTGAGCAGCATCAATGCTTTGGTTTACTTTTATTTCAAGGATACTAATCTTATCAAAGAGTTCACCAATACTCACTGGTATGTGTATCATTTTATAATTCCATTTTTATAGTCTTCAATCAAATAGCTTCTTCCTTTCCAACCAGCATAATGAATAAAGTTATATTTAGAATAGTCTTGTGTTCTTGGATAACAATCTACCATATAGTTCCACTTTTTATCCAGTATATAACTAGATGGTAGATTTCTCGATCTCCATTCGTTCATATATGCTTGGTCAGTATGGATGATTGGAAGTATTTTATGTTCACATTTACGCCTTACAAATTTACTTAAACTTTGGCCAGCTTTTTGATCCACCATTTGAACGCCACCATTAATAAATTTTCCAAATGGGATCGGATGATGATTTTTAAAATTATTCCAAGACTTTCCCTTATCTTCTACTCCCATATGGCCTGTAACTTCTGGAAGAGGCTCTGCCCATTCCGGAATCCAAATATCATTATCTAGAGTTATTATAACACGATAGTCTGGATTGTACATATTTAAATAACGAATAAGAGTAGAACATTTATTTTTCCCACCTTGAGAATAGTCATGCTCTTCAGTCTTAGTGCTCTTATTAAAGAATAAAATATCAACATCCTTTGGATACTCAGTTATTTTTTGATAATCATATCCATGTTTGTTGCAATATCTTTTTACTGTTTTAGTCAATTCACCAAAGAGTTTTGAAGCCTCTAGAGCTGCTGGGCTTTCATCTGGTCTATAAACATATCCACCAACACCACCAACTTCAGTTTGTATTACAAGAATTTCTGACATGCTTCTAGTACCTTATCTACAGTAATATATTGGTTTGCTTGATAACAATGAGCACAGTCAAATGTAGATCCGCATGGAGTCATATGATGCTCATAGTATAAATTAATATTATTTGGATAGCTCATAACATCAGGAGACACCAAACCTCCCATAATATTTACAACTGGTATATTGAATCCTGATAGAACATGAACCATAAGTCCATCGTAAGATAAGCCAAATTTAGCTAGACTCCATATTGCTATTTGCTGTCTTAAATCTGGACACGAAATGTTAATAGCATTTTTTAAGTCGGGTTCTGTATATTTTCCCCCTGGCTTTATCCTTACTACATTTATATATTTCGAAATTTCATCAACTACTTTTTGATATTTTTCAAATCTCCAGTCTTTATTTGAAGTAAAGAAAGCTGATTTATAGTCTGGATTAATAACCATAAATTCGCCTAAATCTTTTACAATTTCTTTTGCTGAGTTTTTCTCTTCATCTGTTAATCTAACAGCAAATCTTTTTGGTTTATAATTAAAAAATTCTAATTTTTCACCAAGTATAGTCTGCCGTTTATTTTTAACATAATAGTCTACATGATAATCAGATTTTTGTTTACTGTCTCTGGCGTTTAAAGTAACACCTCCAGTTTTTGTTAAAAATTCAACGTTCTCAAATAAAGCACTCCAGCCTGACCCATAGACTGGAGTTATCTTTTTTCCAATTTTCTTGTAAAGGCTTTCAGCTTCTCCAAGAAACATTATGTCATCACCTAGACCCATTTAGATTCTCTTTAATAAAGTGTGTCCTGTAGAAACTTTACTTCGGCGTTCAATTGTCCATTCACTATTTTGTTCTATAAATTTTAAAGCTGCTTTGTGAAGAGATTCATTAACTTTATTTTCTAATAGATATGTATCATGCATTAGAATATATTTGTTTACAGTTGGAGAATGTAAAGTAAGCTCTTCTAATACATGGTCATGTTCATGTATATCATCAATAAACATAAAATCAACGGGCTTTAAGTGTTTAACCCCATCAGTCATTTCATACATCTTACCCTTAAACTCAACTGGGTGTGGAACAGTAGAGCTTTCATGCAATTCTACTTCTATTCCCTCAAACAATTTAACATAAGGAGAAAATCTGTGAAGCTGAACATCTACTGCTTGAATGTATTTAACACCACACAACGCAGCCTTGGCTACAGTGGCTCCTTGTAGAACTCCAAATTCTCTATATGAATTACAACCTGAAAGATATGCTTCCATTGTTTTATGATGATCGCAATAGCCTGTTCCCTGATGGCTTTCATGTGCTTCATAAAGAGTGTTATAAAATTCTGTAAGATTTTTACATTTGCTAAGGTCAACATTTTTTATCATATAAATCTACCTTTTTAAAATATTCTATTTGTTCACTTGATGGATTTTCACACAAATTCATTTTCGCCCCAAGCCTAAGTATTTCCCTAGCTTGCCATGCAACATTCCACCCATCAGGAAATCTTTCATCATTTTCTCTTCGTCTAATATTAATATATAAATGTATTTTGTCTGTAGGCATAAGTAGTTTAGCAAAATGCATCATACCTGAATCAGCACCAACATGATGCGTGGCTCTAGATAATAGATTTTCAATTTCACTTAATGATTGATGGCCACCTATCCTTACAATATCGAACCCTTGGTTTTTATAATAAGATTCTATTTTTTGAATTCTTTCTTGATCTATAGTTCTATATTTTTGTTGAGCATCCCACTGAACAGTAATAAATTTTTCTCTTGAAGAATTTTTAATTGGTATATTTACTCTTGTAGATACACTTAAATATTTAGCTATGTTTGAGTCTTGGCTATGCCTATAAACAATTGATTCATCTATCTTACCTGAACCATTAATAGACACATCTCCAAACATTAAGCTATTAAAATACTCAGCATCATGCCCATCTATTTGTAAATTAACTCTAGTGTTTTTAACAACACTTAAGTAATGACAAAATAGAATAGTGTTTATTCTATCGCCAAGTGGTCTAGGATATATTGGTGTTTTAACTTCAATCATAGAAAGTCTGGATTTATTTTTGATCCATTTGCTTGAGCTCTTACAAGATGATGCGATTTAAAGAATCCAGCATCATTGTAAATATGAATTTTATCGTATGGTTTATAAAACTGCGCAAGGTGCATCATACCAGAATCTATTCCAATATGATAACCAGCTTTGCTGATAGCATATCCAGCATGTGCGAGAGAAGTTCTTAAAAATTCATTCTCAGAAGATCCACCCACAGTAATAAGTTCATACCCATTTTCTATATATTTTTCTTTTATTGTATGAAGTTTTATCGGTGAAACTTGTCTAGACGCATCAGTACTATCCCATTGCATAGTCACAAATTTCTCCGGTAGGTCTAAGTCACTAGAGCAATCAATGGGATCCATACATGGAAGAACTTTTAGATATTGCGATATTTCAAGAGGAACTGGTTTTTCTCTTGGATGCATATGAAGAGTATCTTTGTAATAATATATTTCTGCATCAATCCCTTGGCCAAATAACCATGCTTCCCAAACGTGTTCATCTAAACCAGAAACATCATGGACTTGATATGTCACAAGACCATGAGTTAATTCTGAAAGCTGCTTCCAAGAAGTTTTCTTATGTTCTTTGCCATACTTATCTTTTGTTAAATGCAAACACACTTGAGTATTATGCGATTTTGCATATTGGTATCCTATAAGAATGCTATGAGCCCTGTCGCCTAATCCAGGGGTGGTGTACGGCATGTCTCGTCGCATGCTTGTGGATCTTAGTGCTATATGTTTCATTTTCTTTTAATTACAGCGTGGCCACACTTACCAACTTCATATTTAACAATAACTTCCCATTCTGGGTTATTACTAACGTATTTTTCAATTACTTTCATTAGTTCATAATCTTTTTGTTTAATATCATGGAACATAATATATTTGGAAACAAATGGAGCATGAATCTTTAATTCTTTTTCTAAATGCTTAGGGCTATGTAAGCTATCAATATGAAGAAATTCAACGTTTGCTGGTGCAATCTTTGTCGAATCACCTTTTACTATTTTTAAATTAATGTCTTCTTTCTTAGCGTATTCTTCCATAATTGGTTTAAGTCCACCAATATTATAGGGCTTTAATTCGACATCAACTCCTATTACTGTTTTAGGGCCAGCTCTAAGAATCGCAGCTAAAGATGATCCTTGATTGATACCAAATTCCATTGCAGTCTCGCATTGAGCAGCATATTCAAATAGATCATCATATCTAGCTTTTAATGATTCATTACACAAGCCTTCAATAATAGTGATTACATCATCTATATCTTTAGCTTTTGAATAGTCCCATGGTTGCATTTTTTATTCCTTTATGTAAACCCAATCTCTATCGACATAACCAACGCTAATATATCCAAGCTGATCAAGTAAAAATTTTGTCTCATTAACTGTAAATTCTGGATGTTCGTATTTTTCGATAAACTCAATCATTATGACTGGAGAATTTTTCTCAAGAGTTTTTCTAGCTCCATCAATCACAAAGTATTCATAGCTTTCAACATCAATCTTTATGAAATCAACGTTCTCTAATTCAAAATGATCTAGAGGATATATGTTAATTTTCTTTTCTTCAGCAGAAGAAATCCAAGTTCTCCTTGGATGTTTTACTATTGTGGATCCACCAGTATTTCTTGGTAAAATATACATTTTTTCTTCTTTTATAGAATTACCAATTCCTACTGGTTCTATCTTAACGTTATTTAAATCTGAAGTATTTTCTCTTAAATATTCTGTCCATAATGGTTCAAATGAATGTACTTGTTCAAAATCATTTGAAAATATTCTAGTCATCGTGCCAATATGGCCACCAATGTCTAGAGCGGTTCTATTATTTTTTAGATGCTTTTTAGCAAGACTATAAGCTCCAAGATTTTGAAGAGCTTCTGGAGCGTGTTTGCAACCATCGGGTATTTTAAATTTGTATTCCATATGAAGTACTCAAATTAACAGAATTAAATTTTATTGGTGAAGGCAGTAAATATTGCATATTCACATTGTAGCTGTTGATGAGAAAATCCGATTGATCTAAGTTTTTTTCAGCTGCAGCTAATAATCTTTTAGCTCCTTTTGGAGTTAATGCATACGCACCTGTACCAGGAGCCATAAAACTACCATTCCAATTATTATCTCTATAGTATGTCAGCCTGTAGTCTTGTTGCATTTCATATACGCCTTTAGTCCCTGGCCATACATAATCCTTATATTGTCTAAGAGCTAATTTATTAGGAGGTTTAAATACATATTCAGCATTCAATATAAGATATTCATCAAAGTCTACATCAACCCAAGATCTAGTGCACAGTGCATCATGTTCTAGAAAAACCATTGGTTCATCAGCTGCTATTACTCTTCTAAAAAATTTTACATGATTGATTACACAACTTAACTTAGTCAAATATCTAAGAGTGTCTTCTTTCTTAAAATCTAATAGACGACTGTTTTCTTTAATTGGAATATTATATTCAAATTGGCTCTTTACTGTTTCTGGTGTTACTCCAGGCGTTTTTTCCACTTCCCAATTTTTAAATGCGTCAAAACTTCTGATGGCTTGGTCTGACTGAGTAATTGAATCAAAGTAATGACTAATATATGTTATTTGAGCTTTCATCCAATTGCTTTCATTAGTTCTTCTACGTTCTCACCACGATTAGGCAGCTTGTCTTTTAAAAAGAAATGAACAAAATTGCAATGCTTAATCTTTGTATTTGCAGTAAACAAACCATTCCATTTCCAATGGAGATTATTCACTTTCATCTTTTCTTCTTTAACCCAAACATTTAATAGTGTTTGGTCAGTAGACCACTTCCATGCGCCCATACCATCAATAAATGGTTTAAATTCTGGACGTGATAGAAATTGTTTAGGCGTTTCACCTCTCAGGTATTTAGCAATTGATTTGTTTAAAACCATAATACCCATGTTATAGAAGTCAGCACCAGCTTTATGCTTCCAATTAAATAGATTTTTTATTTGTGGAGATTGCATATATTGCATACGAGTATAGTTAGCTAATTTTTGAGTATATTCATTCGTAATAGGCATATCACGTTCTAAGACGCCAGCGAAGTGGCAATCAGTGCCAGCATCAGTGAATATAGAATCATTACACTCAGGCCTAACAAAAACATCAGCATCAATAATGGCCACCTGATCATAGGATTTAAGGTACGTAAAGGCATTTTCCTTTTCATAAATTGGAAGAAACCCACCATATTTCTCATATGATTCTTTACTCCTATTTGTTGTAAATGGATCTGGACGTATCATCAAAATAGGAGTACGCTGACATTCATAGTCAGCCCCTATTCTGTTAGCATAATCTTTTACTGATTGAGTACAATGGTCATACAGTTTAGAGCGTTTTCCCGTATAGACTTGATAGATTAGGGTTTTCATTTTCATAACTTTCTATAATCATTTCAGCAATTTTTAAAGCTCTATTTGCATCTTTCCTAAGTCGGTTCTTTTTATAACCTGTTTCCATGAAATATACAAGACTATGTATATCACTATCGAGTGTAGGCAAATTATAAGATTTTCTATATTGAATAATATTTTCAAATTCTGTTCTCAAATTCAAGCATTCAAATATTGTCATTATGTTTCCCATGGTGAAGATACCAAAAAATTTCCGGCGATAACTACGCGTTCTGCATCTGTTTTTTGTGGAGGTACGCCGTGGTCTGCCGCGCCATTAAACAATACCAACAGATTCTGCTTAGGTTGTATTTCTAAAATAGGCTGGGGGCTTTCCATATTTTCAAAAAAATGTAATGGCGCACTACCATCTTCAGCTTTTATATAATAAGTGAAAGCCACTTGTGCTTCTTGATGATTATGAGGTATAGCAAACTCTTCTTTTTTATAACTTGCTCCCCAACAATCACATAACTTAAGATGCGGATAACGTTTAAAATCTGTCATAATAGATTCAGCAATTGTTTCTATCTCTTCCAGTAATGGAGCATAATGAGGTTCATTTATTATAAAATGCCAATCTGTCATATTACATTTTATGTTTGTAACATGATCTTGCTTATCCCCTTCTTGTTTTATAAGAGTTTCGCATCGTCTCAAATAACTTTGATCAAAATTTAATTGATATTCTCTCACCCAAGACTTAATGTAAATATCGTGGTGTTTATGATAAGTATTCATATATTTCTTTCCAGTTTTTCATCAATGGAAGACCTTTATAATCCATGTTATGTCCATGTTCAATTAAAAGAGACTCTAATCCTAAACTAGCTCCAAGCTCGGCATTCTCTATTTTATCTTCTATCCAAATAAGACCACTATCCCGGTAGGGTTCTAGTACTTCATCTTTATCTGCGCCAGTATCACAAAACACAAATTTTTCAAAAGCAGTTTCGCCGAACAGCTTTTTTGTATTTTGAATTCGTAGAGCTTGAGCATTTGGATCAAGACTAAGAGCAGTAATCATATGAAATACATAACCATGTTTACGATGTAATAGATCAACATAGTACATAGCATCTCGAAGAGGAGGTAAGAATCCCATGGTAGCAGATTCATTAAAGTGGCGACATAAATTCTTTTTTAATTCATCGCTAAGTCCATAGCGATCGCCCATATCATATTTATTTTCTCCACCAGGAACTAATTCGTATCCTTTCCGTTGCATCCAAATATTGAATGCATACTCCCAATTAAGTAATACGCCATCGCAGTCTGTCAAGATCACTTTGTTTAGGTTGTTCATCTAATATCCTTTCTCCATCATTATATTTGTATTCTACCATATCTTGGGTGCGTTGTACATAGTTATTTTTCACTTTTCTAATATTTTGATGTGTGTTCCAATACAACCATGACATCATACAATGTTCTGGATCGAAAAAGAATATGAAATCGATTAGCCAAACACCATTGACTTTTTTTTCTTTTTTTCTTTGATATTGTCTAGCTGATAGAGTTTGATTTGAACTCCCTCCTAAAATTACATTTAGGAGAACACTGAATGCTATAGCGATGCGTTCAATATACTTAAATAATTTCTTGCTCTTGTGTGACATACGTTTCATTATATAATTTAGCATTAAATTTAATTTTTTTTACTGAAGTTTGTTTTCGAATCCGCCGCAAATCCCGCTCTAGTGATTGAGATTTGTGTTTTCCACGTTTTTTATTTCTGGAATCAAAGCGACTAAATTTAGCCATTAAATTTTTTCCTGTCCAAAGTTTCGAGTATTTTCAATTTCACTGGTAAACTCATTATATCCACCAATGTGTTTTCCATGCCAAAATATTTGTGGCACAGTTTTTACGCCAGGAACTTGTTCCTGTAATTCATCAAAGATTCCTGGATCTCTGATTTGTTTATATGTAAAAGCCATATCATATTGCTTACATAAATCTTTAGCTCTTTCGCACCATATACAATTGAGATCTCCGTAAATAGTAATCATTAGTTTATCTCCAACATTTCCTTTGTCATAATGTAATCTCTTACCATACCAGAGCGAACAATATCATCCCATCCAAATGTAATTATAGAAAAGTTTTTCATCTGTTCCATAATTCTCATAAATTTAAAGATACCTTCTTTTTCATCATCAAATCTAAAATCTGTCTGACGATAATCGCCACAGAATATAATTTTTGAATTCCGGCCAACTCTTGTGATAACAGAATCTAATTCATGGAAATTTAAATTCTGCATTTCGTCTACAATAATAATTGAGTCGTCGAATGTGGCTCCTCTAATAAATGATGTCGATTCAAATTGAATCTGACCAGAATTTGTCATTTTTCCCCATGAAGCTTTATCATTAAATAATTCTGTGCATATATTCTTATAAGGAAGCATGTACATTTGCTTCTTTTCTTCAGCATTTCCTGGTAGAAATCCCATGTCTCTTGTTGGTACCGCAGATCGAATGATAATTATTCTTCGATAATAATTGTCTGCTTCTAGCATTTCTTCAAGTGCCATGTACATTGCAATGAATGTTTTACCTGTACCAGCTGATCCGGCTAAAACTAAATTATCTCCTTCATCCCAAGCTTCAAAAGCTGTTTGTTGATTCAGAGTAATAGGCTCATACTCCATTAAGTCGTCGAGCTTTACAGTTAAAGAATTATTTTTTGCCATTATGAATTTATCGTATTATTTCTTGATGAACCTTTTTTTACTCTACTTAACACATCTTTAAATCCATCTGGTACTTTAGAATGTAAATTACCAACCCCGCCAACAATCTTAGGAGCGGATAATACTTGTTGGACATTTGGTAATTCGTTTAAGATAATTTGTAGTTCTTCATAAGAACAAAAAATATCCCATTGATCTAATGTTTTCAAATCTTTTAATGTATATGTTGGCATAATTTTTTCCTAGGTTACCAGTCGGGATGGGAGATCCCGACTGGATTGACCTCCTATTGCATTAAGTATTGTTTCTCAGTTATATGATTAATTAAAAACTCTTTTTTCTTTCTTAGTTTACTTATTAAACTTTCATCTACCCTCTTTCTCTTTTTGAGTTTTTGAATATATGTTTCTAGTTCAGCAACGTCTTGATTGAGTCTCTCAAACTGAGCAGTCATGCAATCTCCTATTTTTATTTTACTATGAGTTTAGGAAATGCCTCTTGTACTAATTTTTTTGTGATGCCTCCTCCCATAGGTTCTTTGTCTTTCATCTTAATTAGTAAATCAGCGTCGGTTGGATGAATCGCTTCTAACATATCAATGAACATCCGCTCACGGCGAATGCTAGGGAGCTTGTCACCCTCAAGCCCTTTTACGAAATGCTTAAATTTTGTATGCTGTTTATGTAAAGAAGATGGAACTGAATCTTCTTTCGCTGGTTCATATGGTGGCGCCCCTGGAGGTAGATTCCATTGAACAATATCATCAAAAGAACCACGTAAAAAATCTTTTAAAGCCCAACATTCATTCTCTTGTAAAACTGTAATTTTTTCTTTTCGAGTTTTAGCCTTTTGAGCTTTATCAATAATCTCGAACACATGTAGTGAAACTTTATTAACCATCAAATAAAATCCTTAATATCATCTATTAAACGTCGACAACGTTTTTCAACTAGATAAGGAAATACCTTACCTCTATATTCATATTTATCTTGGCTATTAAAACAGCTCAAGATCTCGTCTTTTAATTCTTGTGGAGTTGAACTAAGATCAATGAGTTTACGATTTCGCTGAATGTTCCGTAGAACATCAGGTCCTTGAGAAGAAGGATCTTCCATTAACGCTTCCATAACTGGCTTACGTAATGGAGTCTGTCTTTCACCGTCTACAAACACATTATCTCCCGACAATACATTGGGTACGCCATCAGATGTATCACCCTTTAAAATCAATTCTAGTAATTGCTTTCTTGGATGTTCTACTTTTATATATTTCTTTTGCATAGGAGAAAACTGTGACACATTGTCAAATTTTTGTAATTGTGCAAAATCTTTATCAGCAGAAATAATCATAACATCTTCATGTTGACCAAACTCTTGAGTATTGTATGCAAGGACACCAATAATGTCATCAGCCTCACAGCCATTAACCTTAATTGTTTTATATGGGAAATTTTCTGTAAGCTCATCCCACACCATATTGGTAATACGAAAGACTTCGTTCCAATCCATTTTGGATTCTTTACGGTTTTTCTTACGAGATGCTTTGTATTGTGGAAATGCTTGATATCGCCAATTGTTACCAGCATCACTTGCAATTACTACCTCACCAAATTTATCTTTAAATTTAGATCGGTACATACGAATAGAATTTAGAATCATATGACGAATTAAGTTTTCATCAATGTCAAGCTTTTGAGTTACAATGTTGCTAATTGCGATGCCATTGTAGTCAATAATAATCATGATAAATCTCCTTTAATCATGATCTTATTCTATCATATTTTCATCTGATTGTAAACCTAAAATATGCTTTCGATGAATTTTTCCTCCAATAAAAGAATTGTAGTATTCATCTGGTTTTAGTAGAACATCAAACATGAATTGATATTTCATCTCATAATATGAGCATTCGCCCTTTGTCTTGCAAAGTTTGAGTATTTCTCTATTGAAATTATCTGGTCCAGATTGTTCAACTAAATCTTGTAACTCAGCATTGGATCCATAATATTTTTTCCAATCGCTTTCTACTATAGATCTTCTTTTTCTCTTTTTACCTTTAAGAGGAGGAAGTGTTTTTGGTTTCCAAAAGAATTTTTTGCCAATATATTTTTTACTATTGCGCAAATCATGAATCATATAGACAAACCCATGATATTCTTCCGGAGCCTGATCGAAAGGCTGTCCGTTATAATACCACATTTATATTATATTTTCTCTAGTTTATACCCACGACTCTGGACCATCATCATCCACCGCTGCTTTAGCCATCAAGTAAAACTCCTCTGAAGCCTCATCAAAATCATCACTTTTACCCCAATCAGCAAGATGTCCACAGCTCGGACAATATTCCGCATTATACTCTTTTTTATTAAAAATCACGAGTGTTACAACGTTACACGCATCACATTGCGCATACCAAGAATTTGGGTTCTCGCCTAATTCACTAATCATACATTAACTCCTAAAATGTAATTTCGCAGGCGCCGCCTTGACATGCCGCGGCACCCATTGTATCTATATCTGTAAAACGTTTTTCACTTAGTTGAGTAACAAAATCTACTGGAGAAAAGTTTTGTTGAATCTTAGACCATTTATGAAGATTAAATACATCCTTTAAACAATATTCAGCTTCTTTCGTATCACCCATAAAATAGTTGTCTGCAAACTTTTTAAACCTACGGATCCATTCGGCTCGAATATCAGAAACTTCTCCTCTCCATTCTTCTGGCATTTGTGCTACTGAACAAGCTTCCCATAAATCTCTGAATCCTTGCTTACGAGTATCAACAATAAGGCCAGATGCAAAAAGAGCAGCTTTACCATATTTCTTTACAATCTTTTCTTCAGACATTACTTCAGTCATTGGGGCTTGAGCAAAGTCTTTATCACCAGACCCAGCCAAGAAACTAATACCAGCAAAACTATGGCGGTTGTCATATACATAATCCTCTACTTGAGACCACATATGTGGCATTACTGTAACTGTATTTGATACGTTATGACGAACACGAGGATCAGCACATAACTCTTCATTAGTACCTGCTTCTACCCAGTTTTGTTGAACCTTTTTAACTTTTTCTAAAAGATCTACGCCATAAAGCTCTTCACGATAAATTGAATCTTCTGGTGATATAATTGGGAAAGCAATACAATAATCAGTATTGTTTGAAGACCATACTGATTCTTCAACCATGTAAGGATTTGCCTTCGAGATGAGTTGCGCTACTTCTGATTCTTTGTTCAACTGAATGTGTCTTAGGTACATTGGAGCGTGCTCTGCGTGAATGCCAGAGGCCGTCTGGAGTAGAACTGAGGCGTTACCAGATGGCTTAACGCAAGTAGTACGAGCTGCTGGATTAATACCAATTAGTTCTGCTACTTCTTTATTTACTGCCTTTACGATTTCCGCGCCTTGTTGCTGAATATCGCTATCAAGCAATACATCAGGATTATTCATCCAACCAGTAATTGATACGCCTAAGAGCGCTTCGCGTTCAAAGATTGCTTTAGATGTTTCACTAAGATATTTGAAGTCTGTGTATCCAGCTTGGAGAGTTCCCATGATTGCTCCTGCTCGACAGGCTTTAAAGAACTCTTCTTTTGTTGTACACTTTCCACCATTAATTTCTGTGAGGTTACATCCTTGCCATCCGGATTGTCCATCAAGCTGCGGATACATTCCAATCTCCACGCAAGGATTTGTGGTGAAGTCTTTATCTTCGACGAAGTAGAAACCAGGTTCACCGAACTCTTTGATCGAGCCCATAATCTTTTTAAATTCTTCTTTTGTGATCTCATCTCTAACAATAACTGCACTATTGTTAGAACGGCCACGCTGAGGATTATCAGTAAACCAATTACCAGTTTTAGCATTAATCATCTCCTCATCATCTGGGCTGAATAAACAAATTGTTGCGGATCGACGAACGCCACCTGCCAACACTGCATCCGCAGCATGCATAGCAATATCATATACTTCAATTGGTTTTAGTCTATTACGTCCAGATAGTACAACACCCTGAATCATATGTTCAATTTTATCTAAGGCCTTACGTAGTGGCTCTGGTCCTGGTGCTTTAAATCCACCAGAAATCTTAGCGCCTTTTGGACGAATGTTTTGCAAATCAAAATAAACTTTACGACCTTCAAACTCTGGGTGAGTACCACCACCAACAAAGTATGATGACATTAAAACTGATAGCGAATCTGCCCAACCTTCAATTGAGTCCTCAATCACGTAGCCCTTTGCCTGTTTCTTTCTCTCCGCGACATCAGGCAACTTAGCAACGTGATGATTCTGCACTGAGAAGCCGGCGCCAGCCCCACAGAGAAGGATATAAAATAGCTCGCCAAAGAATGCTGGACGATCTGCATATGATGAAGTACAATTGTACATTCTCATCTGATGTTTTTTCAGTTGTTCACCGCCGAATTGCAATGCACGTTGAGCCCCTAGAGCATATTGTAGTTTATATAGTGATTCTGCTTCGTCAATAAGTAAAGATAATTCAGGAGACATTTTGTCTTTGTAAGTTTCTCGGTGCATATTCATTACACGAGTTACTGCTTCTTCCCATGTTTCATATCGGTCTTTTTCATCATTCCATCTACTATATCCTTCATAAAACTTTGTTTGTGACATTAGGTGTCTTGTATTTACGTCTGAATTTGATGGAACAACTTTTAGCATGGAGAGAACCTCTTTAAATGTGTAAAAAATAACATGCACAAAATTTGTTTGCGCATATTAGTAGCATTATTTTCTGGTAGTATTATATATTTGATTTCCAATTTTGAACATCGGTAAAATTGAATTTTTTTACTGCTATATCCCTTTTTTCTTTAGTATCATAGATGAAAGCAAAAGTTATCCGATGGTCTATTGCTATAGCTCGATGCCAAGAAGAATCTCTATTAAATTCATTAATTTTTATAGACCATCCTTTAGTATCATATATTCTTTTTTGTCTTGATTCAAAATAACTTTTATCAGAAGCACTATATGTTAGTATTAAATTATGAGCAACACAATCATCATTTGTATGCCAGCCAAGATAGCCTCCAGGTGGATAGTATACTGCTAACGCAGTCCCTGTTGCATTTGTTATTGATGCTACTTGTTGACACCAATCAAAAATAAATGGCTCAAAATAAATCATTGATGAGCAAAAATTTGGAGATACTACTCTTGGCGTATCAAAAGAAAACTTATCATCTTCTTCTAAAGAGCCTTCTTTGTCAATATGAAGTTTTTCATAGATTTTATTACTAAAAAAATAATCACTCAGCTCATTTAGCATGTTTACATCTTAAAAATATGTGTTATAATAAATCTACTGATTTTCTGAAGTGGATGGAGTAGGCTCAGTAGGAGTTAAAGCTTCTTCATAATATCCAATGATTGCTTGCTGATCTTTTACATAGCGCCGCAATTCTGCAATACCAAGTGCAAGATTTTCATAACCTTTTGGTGTAATAGCAAAGACAACTACATTACCAGTTTTT